GTACAATCAAAACACCCAGTGTCATGGTCACTGAAAAAGCTCACATTGAAGATTTTTTAAGAAACTGCGATCGTAAAATGTTTCAAGAAATTAGAGATCATATTATAGAGCTGCGCAAGGATAGCGATTTTAAACCACTATCTATCAAATGCAGCAGTTGCGAACATGACTATCAGCAATCATTTACACTGAATCAATCTAATTTTTTCGGCAACGCCTCTTAACTTCTGGTCCTGAAGAAATTGAGGCTATGGTCACTACCATGGACAAAGAAGCTGCGGATATACGGCGCGAAGCAGTTAGAATGAGCTGGTATATGCGTGGCGGGATGACGTATGATCAAATTTTAAACTTGAGCTGGGATGAGCGAGTACAGATCAATGAATTGATCAAAGACAATCTTGAAACCACCAAGAAAACAAATTTACCTTTCTTCTAATGGATTTTGAACAAGCCAAACTGGACATTGAGCAGTGGATCCGGGACTTTGTTGAAAAGCCCAGTCCTGCACTCAACAACTGGGCACCGTGTCCGTATGCTCGTCAGGCTAGACTAGCCAATACCATTGTGATTGTACCCGGAAACGATCCTTACTTTGATTTGGTAAATCACTGGCGCTGGGGTATGCAGGGGCGAGAAGTTGTGGTGTTGGTGTATGATCCTGCTGTTGTCAGTGCTGACCGTTTAGAAAACTGTGCGCTGATGGTACAGGTTAACTACTTTGACAACAAGAATATGTTGGCCTTAACTGATCATCCTGACTCACCAGAAATCATCAACGGTGTTGCAATGAATCAAGGTGAGTATGCCCTGGTATTCATACAAGACAAAACTAAACTCAATGCAGCAGCGCAGCAGTTAGCTGGCAAAGGCTACTACCAAGACTGGCCCGAAGACTATCTCCAGGGCCTGTTTGCACATCGTCAGGACCCTAGACAGTGACTTATCAATTTGCCAGGATTAATCTTGATGAAACCAATTACGTTGAGTCAGTGGAATGGCGATATCTTGAGCCCACCACTGAAGTATGTCAACAACTTGATGACATCTACAGAACCTACTGCATCTACAAGCATTTTGGATCTGTGATGCCAATGTTTCACAGTCGTTATCTTGACCCCATGGCTGACATCATCGGATACTACGACAATGCCAAACTAGTGGCCTGGAGTTTGATACGTAGATTTGATGATCGCAATGCCTTGTGCGATCAGTTTGCCTGGACATATCATCGTCCTCGATCAAGGTTAGGCATTGAAACAATGAAAACTGAATGTGCTATCTACCGGGCACGAGGTTTTGATTATTTGTATCTTGAGCAGGCACACTTGTACAAGAGTCAAATAGATGGATTTGAAATTTTAGGACCAATGACATAATGGACTTGTACACTATCTGGGCCGACAAACAAGGTGACATCACTGACCTTGAGTGGGTCACCAACATGCGCAGCTTCTTTGATCATCTTGTGGAAGAAAACAAGATGGAAAGTTATAGAATCACACGTTGCAAGATGGGATTCAGATCAATTCCTGATATGCCTGAATGGATGATCATCATGGAATTCAAGGGCATGGCACAGATGGACGATGCGTTTCGCCGAGTGGCACCGCTGGAAGGTGAGCTTGAAGACAAACATCGTAGCTTCAATCAGTTTGTGTCAGGCAACATACAGCATGCCTTGTTCAGGGATTGGCCCGATGACATCTAAAGTAGTATGTGTGACCAGCATTGGTCAGGTTGGAGCAACTTTTTTAGATTGGAGTTTGCATTGGCTTGCTGGACACACTGATATCTATAACACCAGTCAACAGAGTTGGTTGGCATTGACTGCAATGCCCTTGACGCAAAACAATGCACACAGTCACGCCAAGAATCATCCTGCAGGACACGGGGAATTTCTGCAGACTGTTGAGAATCTACAACAAATTCCCACTGCAACTTTTCACTCTTGTTACGCAAGCCCGCTGGATTCGTATCAAACCGCACAGAATTTGTCTATCACTGATCAGCAATTACAAGATGCAAAAATCTTAGAATGGTTAATGACCACAGTGGATCTTGACTACGCTCATATTTTTAAATCAGCACCTCAATTCCCACTCATCTACATACACACTGATTCACGGCACTCGTATTATCAATTGCTATCTATGTCACGAGCAAAAACAGATGGATACGTGGGATTTCATCAATGGTATTTTCAGAGCAAAATGAAATCTGCACAGCACATATGGGATCAAAGAGAAATGCTGGCGCTGGATCTTCGACCCAGTTACCACTTAGAAAACGACTATATAGATTTTTCTGTTCCGCATTTGAGAGTTGATGCCGAAGAACTTTGGTACGATCCCACAGCAGTGGTAAAGCAATGCTTTGAATATCTTGACTGTGAAATTGACAATACACGATGGGAGCATTGGAGAACTGTGGCCACTAATTGGCAGCAAATACAATTACCTCTATTAAAATTCTGCAGGGATATCAAACACATAGTCACAGCCACAGTCAAGGGTTGGGATTTTCCACTGCCAAAACTATCATTGCTGCAAGAAGCCATGATTCAACATCACTTGATTTACGATCACAATTTAAACATTCGTAATTGGCAATTAGAAACTTTTCCAGATAATACAAACAAACTTCACAAACTGTTAGAGTCTAATCAACACGCTACAAGAACTACTTCGTAGTTCAGTTGATTTCGCTTACGCTCATCAACGATTGTCTTTAAGAGATATCATCCAGATAAAGCAGTCACTCTTTGCCCAGGGCGGGCAAAGAAAAAATGCGACATCATCCGAGTATCACAGTCACTAGCATTAGGGTGTTTAGCAGAGGCGGTTGTCCGGTACCTCCATCCCCGTCTTTATTACAACGGCGGTTTATCAACAAGATGCTAGTCCTTGCCAACAAACGTGCTTGATCGCTCAAGCGTCTTTTTTGCCTTTTGTCCTTTTCAAACAACTAAATCGCGGCGTTTGCGATCTTCATCCCTAGGGGTAGTAGTTGAGTGCTCACTAGCGCGGTGAGTCTTCCGTCCCTGTGATCTGAGATCCAGGTCTAGGGCACACGATGTTGGCCTGTGCTAGCCTTAGTTGCTTAATTTGCCTTTGATATGCGAGCCATGAACGCGAACTTGAATGTGACCATTGTAGTAGTCGTCTGATTCCAGCACACGTCTTGAGAATTGTTCACGAGCCTCTATATAACTGCATTCCGATTTGGTTTTGCAATAATACAGTATTTCGCGGGAGAAGTTTTCAATACCTAGTTGTTCAATGTCTTTGGAGAGTTCGGGTGATGAGCCATAGTATGTTTGCCAGTCTGAATCTATTGTATCTCTGATTTTCTTGCGCTTTTTGTTACCGTTTTTAAGTTTGACCACTCTATAAGTTGTTCGTTTAAATCTTGCCAGTTTTTTACCAATATACTTTCTGCCGGTTGTGTTGTTTGTGATCAAGTACACAAATCCCGCACAATCTTCAGGAAGCGTTTCTACCACTAGGGATTCAAAGAGCCATGACATACAGCATAATTTATCCCTTTACCACTGAGTTGCATATTCTTCTGTGACCACACTAGCAGCACATTTGGTTTGACATTCAATCCAACCATATGTTTTAAACTCGTCCTGCCAGAAATTGTCAGCAAGAACCTGCTGTAAATCCTGTGTGCGCAGGTTGTATTTGCGCCCTAATTTTTCCCAGGGCTGGTTGTGTTCATAGCGATTGGCCACCCAACAGCAGGGGTAAAAGTTACCCTGTGCGCTGATATAGAGACCTTTATTGCCAATCGAACACAAAGGTCTCACATTGTTTTGTACTTGACTGTCTGTGTAAAGTTGGCGATTTACAGGCCAAATTGTAGTGTTGCGACCTGTAAAATCAGTGACTTCACGTTCAAACCGCAAGGTATTACTGATTAGTTCATCCCTGGGCTGCAGCTGATCTACAGGGCCGTAGCTAGGGTAACTTTTATAGAACTTAGTGCTGCGTGTCAACTGAAAACGATCCATGCCCAGGTCTTGAGCTTGAGATTTCATCTGTTCTAAATGTTGCTCGTTGAATGAGAATGCAATTGCAGCCCAGACAATTTGACAATGACTTGCTGCTCGCAGGGCCCGAACACCAGTTATGATGCTGTGGTAATTGCTGTTGACACGATACTGATTGTTAGATGCATCATCGTAGCCATCAATGCTGAAGTGTACGCTGTCTTGAGCAGATAACAACCCACCCAGGGCATGCCACCAGTCAGGGTCTTTGTAACTGCCGTTGGTGACAATCACAATTTCAATACCGGGCTTGGTATTTTTAAAATATCTAATAACTTCCAAAAACTCATGTGCGTAGATGGGGTCGCCATCATCGCCGCAGAATGTAAGTTTCTCTACATGTTGATGTATGAACGACTCGGGGAAGTTCTGCCAGAAGAATTCTAGATCTAGTTCGGTGTTTTTTAATCCTTCAGGTACTTCTTGACGAGCACAACGAGGGCACCGCAAAGTACACTTGCTTGATATTTCAATGTGCCAGTGCCAAAGTGCTAGACTCATACTGTTTCAATATCCGTGTTATAACTTGTGAAGCCATTCTCTTTGACCACACGCAAGATGTTTTCAACTCGCCCAGCAAGTTCATCACGATGTGACACCAACCAAATACTCTTGCTGCGTTCACGACTCATCTTCTTCAACAGTGCAAGACTGTTTTCTACGCCTTGTGTATCCATGCCTGAATCAATCATCTCATCAATGAACAACAGGTTAATGGGACGGTATAAACTTTCCCAGACATCACGGAACGCCCAGCTCATACTGAGTATGAGACGATTGCGTTCGCCACGACTTAAATTATCAAAGTCAAGTTCACGTCCCAGTTCTTCAATTTGCACAGTGAGATCGTTTTGGAACACCACTGTATGCGGTAAACCAATCCTATCAAGATAGTGTGTGAGTCTGGCATTGAGATAACTGAGATTCTGTTCGATGATCTTCTTGCGTATGAACGAATCCTTCTGTGTCAGCAGTTTCAACAAAAATTCTTGATGATCCTGTAAACGTGTGAGTTCGTTTAGTGTGTCGTACTCAACGGCCTGCACAGCCTGCGCAGTCATGTCAGCGATTTGATCAACATAAGGATCAACTTCGTTTTGCTTGGACATGAGTTGACTTAATACATGTGCCATACTTGAACGATGCTCATAGGCATCAGACTCTTGATCGTAAAACACCTGTGGTTGAGTACCCAATGCACCAAGTTCACGTAATGCATCAGTATGTTCCATCCACTGACCGTTTGTAGACAGGGCCTGCATTGCGGCTTCGGACAAGGATTTTCTTTTGGCTTCTAATACCTGCTCGTGTTTGCTGTCATGGAACGCTTGTCCGCAACTATGACAAGTGTGCTTTTCAAGACTGGCAATCTCCGACTTTAACTTTTCAATATCTTTCTTTTCTCTAGCGTCATCTAATTCACAGCGTTTGATCCAGGATGTAAGATCAGCAATGGCTTTTTTCTTGACGTTGTATTCGGACAATGCTTGATGTGATTGCAACTCAGTTTCAATATCAACCTTGCTGAGTTCGTCATAGGCTGCTTGAAATGCAGCAACATCTTCGTCGCGTTTCTTTTGCCAGAGAGTTTGCCTACGCCGTGCTGCATCAATCTGTTCTTCAATACGCTTGTTGGCTTCTTGCACAGCACGTATTCTAAATTCTTCTTGCTGAATGGCTTCTTTGGTTTGTTTGTTGAGTTCTTTGATACGATCAGCACGTTCACTCAACAACGTAATACCCAGCAACTGTTCAATGATCACACGTTGATCATTGGCTTTGAGACTTAGAAACGGTTCAGTGTAAGTGTTTAATGCCACAACATGTCGGAACATGTCGTGACTCAATCCAAAGAGCCTTTCTATGGCATCTTGAGTTTCTCGTGAATCACCTTGCGCTTCGTCATCAACAGTGGTTTGTTCGTTGTCAACATAAAACTTTAAGATGTTGGGTTTACGCCCACGTTCAACACGATAGTTTTTCCCGTCAATGTTAAACTCCAAACTCACCAGCATATTCTTGCCATTGGTTTTGTTGATGAGATTGTCTTTGCGAATGTTAGTCAATGCCTGTCCATACAAGGCAAAACTTAGGGCATTGATAATTGTAGTTTTACCAGTGCCATTCCTAGAACCATCTCCGCCTAGGTCAAGATTTTCTCCCAGCACCAGTGTAAGATCACGACGATTAAAATCAACTGCTTGTGTGGCATTGCCCACACTCATGAAATTTTTAACTGTGAGATTGTTTAGTTGTATCATTGATTGGTTTGTAAACGTTCAATTAAAAAGTTTGCCCAGGCTTGATGTCCGTCTTGGTCAGGATGACCGTGCAGCCTAAATGTTTTTGATTCTTTAAACTTGAATCCTTTTGATAAAATATATCCATTGAAAGAAGTAGTCCAAGGGTTGACAACGAATGGATTACTTTCAACTTCTTCACGTAGACTTTTTATAAACGGAGAATTGTATCCAACTTTACTATCATCAGTAAATGCATCTGGGCTAGAAAATATTATATGACGTATGTTGTTGTTGTGGGCCCAGCCCGAAAACATTATTATGTCAGTCAATAGATCAGTAACAGCACTTTCAGCGTGATAGTGCAACAACCATTGCTGATAATAATCTTTCACACGACGATCAGCCAAGTTAGCTATGTCTGGCACAATAGTATCTATCAGACCTTTGATACTCCAGTCAACTTTTGAATGATCAACCATAATTGGCCGAAAGTGCCCATCGTTCTCTATTGCAGGCAACCACGGTTGCCAAAGTTCAGCACGAGCAATAAATGTCAACCCGAGTACTGCCACAATATCTTGATGTTGTTGTTTTAGTTCTGTTAAATCTCTAATAGAAGTTCTGATAATTCGTCGATTGGTTGCCCCTGCCATACCACTGTTGACAACCTCTGCCCCCAATGATTCGGCAATAATCTCAGGATAAATTTTATGTCCTTGCCCTGGGCTACCTGGACTACAGGAATTGCTATAGACGATCATATTATAATTCTTGATATATTTTTAACAGCAGTTTTGAATCATAGAATTCTGATGCAATGTTGGTGAGTTGATCTGTGACAATTTGATCCACTGACTCAAATCGTACTTCACCAGGTGCCATGTCAACATCTATGGCAGCACTCTTGTTGGGTATTAAAGCCATCTCACGCAAGTGATAGTCTTTGATAAATGTTTCTTTGATAAAGTTTGCTTCTTCATAGCTGATATCTATGTCAAGCTCAACTCTAACATGCATATTCTTGGCCAACACGTCAGGAGCATTGTTGATGACATCTGACAGTCTCAACACACGATAGCGAGGTTGATCAGGCCAAGCATGATATTCAGGTTCTTTGCCCCATTCAATGATCATTGCACCACGTTCGTCATCATGATTATCGGCAAAGTTATGTGGGAAGCAGTTGCCAATGTAGGTGATGTTTTTGTAGGTCTGACGTTTGTGGAAGTGACCAGAGAACACATGGCCAATGCCACCAAAGTCCTCACGTTTGATGTCACCATGGTCTGGCATTTCTACCATGGCATTCATCTTAAAATGCGGTAGCTCAAAGTGCCCAAACATGTACTTGGCTGATAATTTTGGTATGCGTTTGTAGTCTTCGCCCACTAACCAAGGGGCCACAATAACATCACCGCTGTGTAACCAATCATTACAAATGACCACATTCGGTAAATGTTTAGCCCACTCAACACTTTGGACATCACGTTTATCACGATAATATAAGTCATGATTGCCAGGAATGAAAAACACACGATCGAAGTTGTCGTTGAGATGTTCCAGAGCACGGAGACTATAGTTAAGAGTGACAATATTGATACTAGCACGATGGTTATGCCAATCTCCAAGAAACATAGCTGTTTCACAGTTGTTTTCCTTTGCTAGTTTGGTTGCCCACTTGACAAAAGCCAAACAGTCATCGTTGTGAGTTTGACTGTTTGACTTTAGTCCAAAGTGGATGTCAGTGAATACTACTGCTTTTTTAAATAAGTTGGCCATATGACAACATTATACTAGTCGTCATTGAAAGTTGCAACCGGAATGGACATCACCGCCCCGGAACTTTTGCCGGAATTTTGTCTAGTCCAACTTGGGTTCAATCCGTTCATCTCCAAAATGTCATCACGTATGTTTTGCATTTTCTTTTCAATGTTCAAGATACGAGTAAAGCTGTTGGTGATGGCAGCAGTGTAATAGGCAAACGGATTCTGCGACTTTGATTCGTCAAACTGCAGGCCAATCTGGCTGAGTTGCAACAGAGCCTGACCACGCATTTCTTCGTTGTAGGTATACCCACGCCAGTTGCTACGTGTGGCATACCGTTCACACAGCTTCATAAACATCAGTGCCAGCTTCTTGGTCATTTGTCCGTGCTCCTTGCAGAACTCACCGGTTTCCAAATCACCGCGCCAGTGCGATTTGCCCACAACAAATGGTTGCTTGTTCTCATCAATTCTGTAGTGCCAGAACGGAGGAAAGTTAACACGCATGTGTGCCATGTCCAGCACAGGTTCAATTACCAGATCATCAACTGTGGGCTCGTCTACGATTTCAAACAGTTCTTCTAAGCTGGCTTTTTTTGCTGCAGCCTTGGTGATTTTTTTGGGAGCCTTGGGCACATGTTCCCAGGTGGTGATTCTAAAAACCAAGTCGGTGTTGGGGATTTTTTTGGGATCAACGATTGTACCGGTTTCACGTTTGATACGATCTGCACGATTGCGCCGAGCTTCGGCCACAGTTTTTTGATTGATTTTTGCCACACTGGGTAGAATAATATCAAACTGATGATCAATTGCTGGATCAACAAACGAGCAGTAAGTGTTTTTTGAAAAATGTATTTCTTTGAGTATGTCGCGATTGTTTAGATAGTTGACGCGGGGCGCCGTGCGTGGTATGGTTACAGACACAGATGTTCTCCTAATTGTGTACTTATTGTAGCATTTTTACAACAATTGTCAACCATTTCTTAAACATAGCCGTTTATTTTTTGATTAAATACACAAACAGGAACAACTATGCCTTATATCAGTGAAAACGGCCAAACTAGGTTTGTAAGCCAAGCAGAATTTGAAGCTTTTAACGAAGCGAATGGAATACCTGGCCCCCCGCCACGTCGTGGTAGATCAACAAACTCTACCACAGCACCGGCCGGCGGCACGGTTACAGATGTATCAGGTCCCAACAATGGACTCACTGGCCGAGAACGGCGTGCATTGGTAGCGCAACAGCAAGCACAAGTAGAATCTGAACTCAGTTCAGTAGATGCAACTCTGGCTCAGGCCAACACAGGAAAAATAACTCTCAGCCCTGAAGCAGTCGCTAAGTTAGAAGCTAGAAAAAATCAACTTGGTGATAATTTTAACAAACTTGAAAGTGGACAACCGGTTACAGATGGATCTCTAGAAGGTGGGCGTGCCACACAAAAGATTTTAAATCCCAACACTTCAAACACTTCACCTGATCAGCCGTTGCCCACAACGTCAGAAAAAACAGCCAACAACAGCAACGTAGATCCCAACGCCGGATTTGTTCCTCAGTCCAACCGCACTGGTGCAGTGCCCACGCCTGAGTTTGAGGTGAGGCCCTTAGCACCCACTGAAGACGATGCTATCAACCAAGCAGTAAACGAAGCTCGGGCAGCGCGGCAAGTGCCAACAAGTGAGATAGCGCAGTCACCCCCAGAATTTTCAGGTAGTGTACCAACCTCCTCGGCACAGTTTGTTCCCTCTTATAACTTTGCCAACAATGCACCACTTGAGCAAGCTCCAGACAGCCAGTCTGGGGCAGTTTTCAACTCTGACGGTCAGGTTGTTGGATATAGATCACGTGGCATAGTTGAAACCATCACACGTGATGCGCCAGATCAACCAGTGAGTGTAGATCCAGGTGCTGCTGCAAGAGCGTTGGCAACACCGGGCATTTTTGTGAACGAGCCTGATCCAGTTGCTGATACCAATTCTTTGGGAGTGGCAACACAATTCACCGGAGTTAATCAATTCCAACAAGGTGTGCCTGCTGACGATCCACTCAGTGGCATAGCCGACGAAGCCGAACAACGAGACAAAGAGTCTGTGATTGGTGGCTCGCTGCGAACTGCAGCCACTTCACAAGAAAACCCCTTTACCAACCCCTATGGTGACAGACCTGAACCCAGTGCTGATCAACTCAACACTGATCCGGTATCTCCAGCAGACAGCGGCACAGGTTATGTTCAAGGCTTTGGCACTAACCCAGAATTCATAAACACTGATCCCAACAATCCGTTTGCTGCCAATCAGCAACAGTTAAAAGACGAGGCTCGTAACCAACAGGCCTTGCGTGAACAGAAGTCAGGATTCAACGACAAAGATTGGCGAGTCAGACTTGCATTGTCGCAGCAGGCACAGTATCTGTACAAAGTGGCAGCACCTGGTGATGTACTCTATCCATTGAACATTACCAATGGAGTGATATTTCCTTATACGCCTCAAATACAAACCAGTTACCGAGCCAACTATCAAAAGTATGACATGACTCACAGCAACATGCGTGGGTTGTTTTATCAAAATTCCAGCCCAGGTGAAATATCAATTAATGGAACATTCACAGCACAAGACACCAACGAAGCCAATTACCTGTTGGCGGTGATACATTTTTTCAAAAGCGCCACAAAGATGTTTTACGGACAAGATGCACAGGCAGGAACACCACCACCAATCCTATACCTATCAGGCCACGGACAATACCAGTATCGCCTGCATCCCTGTGTGCTGGAGAGTTTTAATTACAGTCTACCAGCAGATGTTGACTACATACGAGCAGGCAGTGTAACTGTCACTAATACCAATTTGATTACTCGCAGAGATCGCCAGAGCAATGTACCCACTAGTACGTCGCCAATTTATTCGGCGATATCTAGATTAAAAACCATTTTTATGCCCAAGGGCGCATTGCCGCAGGCCAAAGCAATGTCATCATTTGACACTGCTGGAAATTCAACTGAGTTGGGTGGCAACGATTCAACTTATGTACCCACACACATGGAAATACAATTGACATTGATACCAATACAGAGCCGTAGTCAGATGAGCAAACAGTTCAGTGTAAAAGAATTTGCACAAGGTAATCTATTGCGCGGGGGATTCTGGTAATGTCAACATATTCAGCCACAAGCCCATATTACAACACAGGGTTTACCCAATACTATCTTGATCTCATGGTCAATCGTCCCATACCCAAAGAGAGCGATGATTTACTGATGAAGATCAACACCGTATACGAATACAGACCAGACTTGTTGGCTTATGACTTGTATGAAACTCCTGCACTGTGGTGGGTGTTCTATCAACGCAACCCCAACACTCTCACAGCACCTCCTCTAGATTTCAAAGTTGGTGTGGAAATTTATCTTCCAAAGATTACAACATTACGTGCAGTGCTGGGATTCTAACATATGGCTTTTACATTTGAACAGGATTCAGGTACAGGCGGTTGGAAAGTCATTAATGATGCCACAGGCAAGGTTTATTATGGATTTGATCCATTAGGGGCTGCAAATGACGCTATTAGATCGCTGCCTAATCTCCTGCCTAGCGAAAAAGCAGCATTACAGGAACAAGCTAGATCTATAGAAGCACAACTACGCCAACAAAACACTGCTCAAAGTGCTGGCCAAGAAGTCAAACAAAGCGGTGACGCCGGTGCCACGAACCCACCACAGCCAAATCAAGTGTTGGAGCCTGATGGAAGAATCAATCGCAATGATCTTCCAGGTGCAGGCAGCAATGCTGACAAACCCAAAACCACTGATACTTCTGCCGATGCAGGACTAGCCAACGAAACCAAACCCATTACAGCCACACAGGCGGTCAACAACCCACCCGGACAAGGATCACAACTTCCAGACCCCAGCCGTCAGCAGGCCAACCAAGGCAACGATGCAAAGCCAACATCCAGTTACGGCCCTGGCGTAGGTCAAGGCAATGATGATGCCAGTCCTACAAAAAACGCCACACGACAAGACATTGAACTCAGTTTTCAAGAAAATATTGAACCACAGCCAAATGTGCTAGATGATTATGCCAGTTACACCTATCAAATTTCTATGTATTTGTTAAACACTGATGAATACAGAAGATTAATTCAAAGTGGTCGTAATGAAAATATTGCTGCTGGTGATGTTGGTATTGATGGCGGTCAACTGTTGATACAAAGTGGCGGCGCACAATCATCGGAAGGCTCGTCGGCATCTGCACAGGCTAAAATTAATCGTACTAGAAATCCTTATTTCACGCTTGATTACTACATTGATAGTCTGTCAATAAAAAATGTGTTGCCCGGCAAAGGCACTGGTATGGCCAGTGCCAGTACCAATCTTAAAATGACAATAATTGAACCCAATGGAATAAGTTTAATTGACAATCTCAAAAAAGCAGTGCAGTCGTATGCAGGATTAAAAGCATTCAGTTCGGCTATCTACTGTTTGGTGATACGATTTCGTGGATACGATGCAGATGGCAATCCAGTGTTGGTGGGCAAAACTGACAGTGGCGGGGCAAAAACAGATCCCTATTCTATTGTAGTCAAGTATATTCCTTTTGCCATAACAGATATTAAATTCTCCGTCAGCAACAGATTGAGCACCTATGAAATAAACGGTGCTGCGATGCCTTACTTGTTTAGGCTCAGACAAACAGTTCCCTATGACGTAGAAATTACTGGCAGCACAGTGAGTGAAATGCTAGGAGGGCAAAAAATAACCACTAGCAACTCCGAAGGTGTCAGGAATAATACCGCTAGTCAGGCCAGTGGCGGCAAAAAAACTTCAACCAGCCCGCGATCACCAGGAACTGGCGCCAGTGGTTTTCCATTAAAGGGTGATGATCCCAGCAAAACAAATACCACTGTTGCTGCTTCACCATCAATAGATGCGCCAGGTACTGCAGCATCTGCCCCACAAGGTACCAATACCAAGGCACGAGGGTTAATGCAGGCCATGAATGAATTTCAAGCTAATTTGGTAAAACAAGGCATCTACACTAAACCTGATGAATTTGTAATTGAGTTTGCCAACAACAGCATTGCCAACGCCACAATAAAGAAACCAGGAGATTTGGCCATTGACTTTACTCCCATGGACAACAGTGCAGGGGCTAGAAAATTAGACGGTGTTCTAAATCAGATGACCCCGTCGCAGCGAAATTTTGGAATACGGCCCGGACAAAGTATAATTCAGGCCATTGAAATGACTGTTCGCAACAGCAGTTATATCACAGACCAGCAGCTTAAAATTGTTGACGAAGAAACACAACAAGAAAGACCCAACGGTACTCCTATAAAGAACTTTGCTTGGTTTAAAATATCAGTCAAATCTGAACCTATTGGCAACGAAATAGATCCCAAGCGTGGTGATTATCCGTATAGATTTACTTTCATGGTCAACATTTACGAAGTAAAATCCTTGATAAGTGCTTGGTTCCCTCGTACACAATTTCGTGGTGTGCATAAAAGCTATCCCTATTGGTTTACTGGACAAAATACTGCAGTACTAGATTATCAACAAAGTTTTGACAATCTCTATTATACAGTGGTGAGTGGATCAGCTGATCGATTGGCAACACAGGTTACCAGTAATCTCACTGACATACCAAGGTTTGTTTATCAACCTGCCAGTGGACAAAGTTCGCAAGGTGCACAAGGCAAAGCCAACGAACCAGCAGCCAATGCCGCAGATTATCTTTATAGTCCTGGTGACATTGGTAAAGTTAAAATAAAAATTCTTGGTGATCCGGCTTGGATAGCACAGGGTGAGATATTCCGTGGCAACGACCCACGCACATTTAGTTTCAGTGCATTTAATCCTGATGGTACGATAAATCTTGAATCACAAGAAATTTTGTTTGAAATTGTATGGCAACGTCCAGTTGATTATGATGTTGATGGTACTGGGCTAATGGACCCAAATTTTACTTTTAATAACGGAATTAATTAATCATGCTTCAGACCGAAGAAGAACTACGATTAAACAAAGAAATCAGTGATGCGCTGAATCTCAAAGGCAACTTGATCAATATCATTGGCAGCCTCAAGATTAGAATACAACGAGCAGAAGCAGCCGCTCGTGATCCTGAGACTGACCCAAGACTGAGACCAATCGCTGATTCATTGAGCCTTGCAGAACTTCAGGCAAGACTGGCAACAAGAGAAAGAGAGCTACAGGCGGTAGATGCTAGACTAGTCAGTTTAAACGAGCAACAAGCTCTGCTTCAGAGTCAGATTGACGGCAAAACAACACAACAAAACAACACACAAAGTGCTGGACAACAAGTCGCACAAAGCGGTGATGCTGGTGTCACGAATCCCTCACAGCCCACACAGACTTTTACCAGTCCTGATGCTGCTACTACCACTGCCACACAACCTGATCCAGTGGTTGCAGTGTCTAACAGTAACATACCTGCTATTGGTGCTAGTTCTAGCCCTAGCTCAGATGCTGCTGCAACTACAACACAAACCAATGCCGAAGAGGCAGTGGATCAAACAGGCGCATTACCTGAACAGTTTAGCACTGCTACCCGTGGTCCCGCACAACAGAGTTATGTATTCTATGCCACAGAAATAACTAGTGAGTTTCGTCAAGGACGATTTGAACAAACATTAGAGGGCTGTCTTTACATATTTCCAAGGCCAAAAACCTCACAAGTTGCGGATCCTCCAGTTAGAGCCGCTGACCTTGGTAGTCAAAGTTTTGGATTGACTCCCAATAACACTACGCCTCGGGTCAATACAACCACAAGAAAAGTATCCTCGGCACAGGATGTAAGAAAAGCCACTATAGCCAGTCAGACATTTCCTCTCAAAGATGCAGGGGGTACACCTACAAATACACGAGTCACTGCACAAGACAACACCCCAGATTCTAGATTTTTTGGCTTTTAGTATAATGCATAGAGGATAACATGGCAGATAACGTTTACACCACACATGGCAGACCCAAGGGATATAAATTTGATCGCGGCGGTGTGCCAGCAGAGATGGGGCCATATGTTGGCGAGGTAATGAATAATGTTGACAGCATTCGTTCAGGCCGCTTACAGGTTTACATTGAACAGTTTTCTGGCGGCGACAAAACCAACAGCAAACTCTGGCGCACAGTGCGATACTTGCCGCCATTCTATGGGATAACACAAAAACCCAACGGCGGCGCAGCTGGTGATGGTACCTACACCAGCAATCAACACACCTATGGCATGTGGTTCACACCACCGGATATTGGAGTGCGAGTAATGTGCTTCTTTGTAGCAGGCGACCCGTCGCAAGGTTACTATCTTGGATGTATTCCTGAGCCTGGGGTGAGTCATATGATTCCGGCCATAGGTGCAGCACCCAAGGGTCAATACATTCCTGGCAACAAAACACAGGCCAAATACACTGAAACTTCGCCGCAGCAGCCGGTTACAGAAATCAATGCCAAGAGCAATTCAATCATCAGCAATCCTAGATTCTTTGATTCACCAAAGCCCGTTCATGCTGTGATAGCTGGCACATTTTTTCAACAAGGACTTGACAAAGATCCTGAACGTGGGCCAACCAACAGCAGCTCGCAGCGTGAAAGCCCCAGCGCAGTGTATGGGATTTCAACACCAGGTCGCCCAGTCTATCAAAGCGGAGTTGGTCCAAACGAAATTCGCAAAGCCCTGATGGAAAACACACTCAGTCCAGCAGATGTAACTGTGATTGCACGTCAAGGCGGACATACCCTTGTCATGGACGACGGTGACTTAGAAAATCAAAATGCCATGATTCGCCTGCGTACCAGCAAAGGTCATCAAATCACAATGAGTGACGACGGCAACTTCTTTTACATTGTGCATGCCAATGGCTTGACCTGGATTGAGCTGGGCGTGGAAGGCACAGTAGATGTGTTCAGCACCAACTCTGTAAACATCAGAACACAAGGTACAATTAACCTACATGCCGACAAAGACATCAACATGTTTGCTGGAGAGAAGATCAATATCAAAGCCAAAGTAAATGTTGGATTAGAAAGTGATCAAACCATTACCACGTTTAGTCAAGGCAAAACTACCTTGTACAGCAAAGCTCAATTGGGCATACGAGCCGATGGCTCTCTAGCACTCAAAGGCGCAGGTGGAAGCTTTGATGGTGGTGGAGCATTGAAACTCAAGGGTGGACGTATTGATCTCAATGGTGGTGGTGCAGATGATGTGGCACCAGTCAAAGTCATGACAAAGTACACCATGGACGACACAAAGTTTGATGCGTCAACTGGTTGGCAAGTAGAAACCAATAAATTACAAAGTGTTGTGACACGAGCTCCTGCGCATGAACCATGGCCCTATCACAACAAAGGTGTGGCCACATCAGTGACCATTGGCGAGGGCGACAGTCCTCCCCCGGCTGCTGTGCCAGTGCCACAAAACGTTTCTATTACAAAGAACTAACCATGGCAAACACAGCTGATAACAAATTAGTTTACACCGGACAAGATCCTATCGTATGGAATCGGGTCAATAAGCTACGCTTGGAGCAAGGATTACCAGGACTAGCTGATATAGGCCTCCCAAGACCCGCAAATGATAGTAAATCCTACAACGCTTATTCGCAGTACACTCCTACAACCAATGCAGCCACGGGATCAGGATCTAAGTTTACTTTTAATTTTGGCGGAGACAATTTCACAGTGAATGCACCGGCTGGCACCACCGAGGCCCAGGCCCGAGCAATTTTTGATCAGCAGGCCAGTACCGGAAGTCTTACTGGGTTAACATCCGGGCAGACGTTGGATGCTGCCAAACAATTTGCCGGAGGTTTGCTCACAGCAGCCAGCCAACTCAATGTTTCGCAATTGGCCAGTGGATTGAGTGGATTAACCAGTGGTATAGGCGGCGGCATAGGCAGTGCGCTAGGCGCCGTGACACGGTTCACCGGAGGCACAACTGGGGGAATAACCAGCGCCGCCCTGGGATCTGCGTCAAGGCTCACTGGTGTGCCCATCAAGAACCCCATGAATGTTGCTGATTTTGTCAAAGTTGGTGTTGGGTCTGTCAAAGAAATAGGCGCACTAAGCAGCACACAAGTACAAGGCCTATTGGGACAAGCCGCTGCCAGCACCGGACAATCAGTTTCAGATTATAGCCTAGACAAAGGCATAGGACAGTATGGCATCAATCCCGCACAGTTGGAACAAACAGGATATTTAAAACCTGGAACACTGGCACAGTACACCAAGAATGCCCAAGTCACGCAGGCTGACATTGATGAAGCTCAACGAGTCAACGCATCAGGTGGCAGCACCACACCAGAACTCATAGCCTCAAATCGCAAAATCAAAGAAGTGTTGAATGTAGGCGGTGTTTGGACTGGCAAAGGGGGTGTCAGTAATTTGACTTCTTTAGTGGGCGACTCCACCAAGCAACTGTCAGTACAGTCTAACATAATGGAGACTGGCTATAATTCATTGCAAAAGGCCGGAGTTATCACAGCTGGTACTGCCAAGGATGCAATAGGTGGTCTAGTACAAGCAGCCGGAAAGGTTGGTGCTGCATTGACTGCAGCCTGGAGCAAAGGAACAGCTCCTGCTGGCGCAGTTGATTCAATTAATAATTTGGCCAAACAAGGACTCACTGCAGTAAATTTTACAGATTTTAAATTACCTGCAGGTGCATCGGGTGAACAAATAGCCACTGGCGTAACAAATACTGTAAACCGCAAAGTGTTGAATCAATCAGTGGTGGCATTTATTGGTGATGCCAAAGTACCTGTGATAGACTATGGACAACCAGTTGCTGCAGCCGTGCCAACCGCAACTCCGTCTGTGGTCAGCACCGGAGTCCTTGATGAACCGTCGGCATCTGATCGGGCTGAATTTAAACGACTCACAGAAGAAAAAGCAACATTGGGCAGACAGGTTGACTTTGACGATCAAGAGTACAATCGTCTACGAAGCATATATGGGCGCGATGATCTACAGGTCATCGCTGCTAGAGACAAGTGGGAAGCAGATTTAAATAAGTATAGAGCAGTGATTAACACGTTGAACGCATTGGTGGATAAGTATCCTGCTTTACTCTATTACTAAAAAATATGACAACATTTATCGGCTACAACACCATCAATCAATTCAAAAAATTTACCCTGGTAGATCAGGATCTCATCAAGCGTGATCTTCTCAACGCCTTTAACATACGTCAAGGTGAGCTGGTGGGCAGGCCTGACTACGGTACTGCACTTTGGGATTTTTTGTTTGAACCCCAGACACTTGAAACTGAAATAGCCATTAGAAACGAAGTACAACGTGTAGCCGGTGGCGACCCCAGGCTCACAATAGCCAACATCTACACCTATCCACAGGAAAATGGTATTTTAATTGAACTGCAAATTCAAATAGTACCCAGCTCCAACGCTGAAATTCTAGCTATATTCTTTGATCAAGAAACCCGTCAAGCCAGTTACATATAACTGCGTGGTTTTCTGGGCCATAAATACAAAATAATATATTACTATGGCTAAAACTACCAGACAAACCGTTATCTTTGGAGTCGAAGACTGGAAACAGATCTATCAGACCTATCGTGAAGCTGATTTTCAAAGCTACGATTTTGAGACTCTACGCAAGAGTTTTGTAGACTATTTGCGTTTATACTATCCTGAAACTTTTAATGATTACATTGAAAGTTCAGAATTCATTGCACTGCTGGATGTCATTGCGTTCATGGGGCAATCGTTGGCTTTTAGAGCTGACTTAAATGCCCGTGAAAACTACCTGGACACTGCCGAGCGCCGCGATTCTGTCAATCGTTTGGCTAATTTGGTCAGTTACACTGCCAAACGCAACACCGCAGCACAAGGCTTGATCAAAGTCACAGCAGTGTCTACCACAGAAAATATCACAGATTACAACGGTGTAAATCTGGCCAACATCACTGTGAACTGGAATGATCCCACAAACACCGACTGGTTTGAGCAGTTTACTTCCATCATCAATGCAGCATTGATCAACAGCCAACGTTATGGCAATCCAGGAAACAATCAAACAATCATTGATGTCAAAACAGAAGAATACACTTTGAATCTAGTGCAAGGATACTTGCCTGTGATTCCTTACACTGCCACGGTTGATGGGGTCAACATGCCATTTGAAGCTGTCAATGCCACATCAACAGGCCGTACATATTTGTATGAACCTGCACCACGTCCTGATGGCGCATTTAATATCTTGTATCGCAATGACCAACTGGGTTTTGGATCCAACAACACCGGATTTTTCTTTTTGTTCAAGCAAGGGTCGTTGCAGTCTGCAGATTTTAATCTAGCAGAAAAAGTCAGCAATCGTGTGGTGGCCATCAATATTGACGGCATCAACAATGAAGATCGTTGGTTGTTCCAACTTGATGATATTGGAAGTGTACAATCTGAATGGTTGTACACTGAATCAGTTTACACTGCTGCTGCCGAACAGAGCACAACCGGCCTGCGTAAAATTTATTCAACACAGAGTCGTAGTAATGATCAGATTTCGCTGACATTTGGTGATGGTGTGTTCTCTGCTATTCCAGTGGGCCTGTTCCGTGCGTATGTTAGATCATCAAACGGACTTGAATACATCATCAATCCCGAAGAGATGCAGAGCATTGTTCTACCAATCAGTTATGTGAGTCGTACTGGTAGAATTGAAACACTGACATTTACTGTAAATCTACAAACACCAGTGAGCAATGCACAGACACGAGAATCCATTGATGAGATCAAGCAACGTGCACCTGCTCGTTACTACACACAGAATCGTATGGTCAACGGTGAAGACTACAATCTGTTTCCGTTTACCCTGTACAACTCAATTATCAAATCCAAGGCCTTGGCCCGCAGCGCGATTGGCACTTCAAGATATCTTGAATTAGTTGACACCACCAACAAGTATGCCAGTACCAATGTGTTTGGCAGTGACGGCGGACTTTATAAAGATAATGCATTGCCAACATTTCAATTTTCCTGGTTCACAACCAATGACATTGCTGATGCAGTCACAAACAAAGTGCAACCATTGTTGACACAACCTGGAATACTGCAATTTTATTATGCCAACTTCACAAGACCTAATTTAGCAGTATTGAATATTGATTGGAATCAGAGCACTGCGTTGACAAATCTATGTACTGGATATTTTAGAAGTTTGACATCACCATTTTTTCCTTATCCAGTTGGATCTTTTTCCAGCAGCAATACACAATACATTGTACCAAACTCTCTAGTAAAATTTGTTCCACCTGACGGCTATTATTTTGATCAATACAATCATTTGGTTGCAGGCATACCCACCGCTGACACCGACAAAAGTTTTATCTGGGCCACAGTGACCAGTGTGGTATTAGATGGTACTAACCAAGGCCAAGGTAATCTTGATGACGGCACTGGTCCTATTTCTCTCAACAATTATGTGCCAACTGGCGCTATAGCCACACAAGTTATACCGTTGTTCTTGACCGACTTACCATCAACTATTGTTCAAAACATCATTGAATTAATACGCTTGTATCGTAATTTTGGACTTGGCTATAACAATCTAACTTCAACCTGGTATATAATTACCCAAACAAATCTTGACACCACCGGTGAATTTAGTTTAATCAATCAGCAGAGCACTGCAGGCATCTATAACGATTCAAGCTGGTTAATTGAGTTTGTCACTGATGGTACACAATATTCTGTCACAGCACGTGAGTTGACATATTACTTTGCATCAGTGCTACAAACACGTTTCTTCTTTGAATCAGGCGCCAGCATCTATGATTCACGCACAGGCACGGTGATCAAAGATTTTATTCGTGTGCTAAAAACCAACAGTCAACCTGACAGTAATTCACCATTGACTGGTGACACTACTATGCAAATTATTGGACAGCCAGAACAAAGCGATGGCTATGTTGATGACTTCCAAGTCATTGTCAGCATCTGAATCTTGGA